GCCGCTGCCAGCTTAGCCTTGACGGACACGATCCGCCTCCATCCGCTTGTCTTCCTTGCGCTTGTAGTACCAGTTCACTAGGAACGTACCTAAGCCAGTTCCGATACCCACGATCATGGCTACGTCATTCAGAGTGAGAGTGCCCCACGAGAACAAAGAGCCTCCAGTGATATAGCTCACCGCGCTTGAATGCTTTTCCATTACTTTCATTTCCTTCCTCGCCTTCCCTGCACAATGCGCCGGGTTCCAGCGCGGTTGCGTTGGTCATGTAGTCCATACCCCATCGGGTCGGACATGAACTCCTGCACTTGAGCCTTCACGCGGTCCTGTGCTGCCTTGTGCTCATCGAGAGCCAGTAGCTCCTTGAACTCTCGGACTGCACCGGCCATTGCTTCTAGGCGGTCATCGTGTGGGAGGGAGTTCCGGTCTGTAGTGATGTTAGACAACTGGTAGAACACACTGTACTGCGTTCGTGCTTCCTGACTGTGCTGCTTGCCGTACTCAATATCGCTATCGAATACCTGCTTGTGCAATACAATGCGGTGACGCTGCATGGGCGATACCAGAGAGTCAATGATCCGCCGCTCCTTCTGCCCTGTGCTGTACTCCCCGATAACGGGGACGTGTCCAAGTCCATGCTTCGCTAGGACAGCACGGAGGTTGATCTCAAATAGGCCGTGGCCCATGTTCGACTCAACCTTGATAAAGGACACATGCGAGCGTGCGATAATATGCGCGAGCTTCTCACCGTTCTCGTCGGTAAGACCACCCTTGATACCGCCTACGTCAAGCACGTGGATGTACGGACCAAGAGCCGTGGCAATGCCATAGCCGATCTCGTCAGCGCCGCCACCAGCAGGGTCGATGTACATACGAATGTCATCGGGCTTGCGGTACTGGCACTCTACATCCACAGGGTAATACATCTTCGTGAGCGGCACGGGGAACTCACGGGGCAACTCTACGAGGTACTTCGGAGCACTCTGGTACACGATGATCTCAGGCAGCATTTCGCTGTCGAAGTTCGCCACCAAGAGGTCGCTCAATTTCAGTTGCTGTCGCGCAGCGTCAACAAGGCTCGTGTCCAGCATGTACTGCAACTGGAAGTCTTCCGGTCCTTTGTCGAGTTCTTTCTCAACGAGGTCGGCTTCTGTGTATCGAGCCGGATCGGCAGGTTGTCCACGGGAACCGTCGATACCGCCACCACGTTGTAGCTGTGAGTTCTCTTGAATGCGCTCAGCAATGTACGGGGCAAGTCTATCGCCATACTTCTCCAGTTCTTCCTCGGTGGGATAGCGCCCCGGCCAGATACGGATGCCGTACCCTCGGCCTTGCAGCGTGTTGTAAATTGAGTCTTTGGACTGTGGCGTTCCTAAGTATAGGATGTCGCCGTGCGTACAGATCGAAGAGAACTCCTTCGACAAGTGTAGCAGCAAATCCCGCTGGGTCACGGTCAGGCCGTTCTTGTTTGTCTCGATGTCATCTGGAATCAGTAGGTCCGCTCGCTTGCCGGGCAAGTTGGAAGTGATACCAACACATGCTACGGAGGGCGACTTGTCCAGCCCCTTCAGGGCGTAGTGCACATCGAATGCTTCAGTCGAGGTACGGTCGCCAGCCTGACGGTCAGGGCGAAGGCACTCAAGAATGTCCCACGTGGTAATGAGTCGTACAACCAGAGTTGCCACTTCGGAGGCTTGCTTCTCGCCACCGGATACGATCAGTACACGTGTACTAGGGCGCTGGATAATGCGCCATACTGCGTACAGCGCAGCGAGGGTACTCTTGGCTTCACCCCGCTGAGCCATAACCATGCGGAGCCGGGGTCCATTCTGCATGAACTCCGATATATCCGCCTGCATCTCAGTGAGGCTGAAGCCAAGGAAACCCATGCCGTCCTCAGCGAAGGTCACGAAGTTCTCGTACTGCTCCGCCAGTAACGCCACATGGGCGAACCTTGTCTTAATGTCCATCAAGCCTCCATTTGTTGAAGATCAGCCGAGGCGAGTGCCACGACATTACTGCCACGCTCCCGCCGCTCCTTAGCCTGCTTCGCGAGCTTATCTCGCAGAGCACCCAGATCATCTGCGTCAGCCGGATCGGCGGTTACAGAGTTGTCCTTCAGGAACTTGATGGCGGCACCAAGCGTAGCAGCGTCCGTAGGGATGTTGTCCTCGATGTCCTGCTCGATACGCTGGTTCAAAGACTTAGCGATCAAGCGGTGCAGTTCTTGGAGTTCTCCCAGAGTTGCTGCTCGTTTAGTCATTACTTCCTCACAAGACCAGCCGTGCCTCAGCACGACTAGCCAGAACTTCCTCAGGGATTGCCTTGCCAGTTTCGGCAAGGCGGGTTGCGTACCAATCGGTATTACGCAGGTACTCAGCAGCCTTGGCTCGCGCCGCCGCCAACTCCTGCTCCGCAATCTGTTCATCGCTCTTGCGGGTGTAGATCACATACGGTGCTTCATCCTGCTCGGTGCGATAGTAGGTTGACTCTGAATAATCCTCCGGTGTGGCTGGCTCAGAAATCTCAACCACGCCAAGTTGATTCCTAACTACTGGATCAGTCAGATTCCCGTAGGTCACACCTTCCGGAGTGGTGAAAGGTGCGTGGATATTGATTCTTTTTTCATTCAGGATAAACATTATTGCGGCCTTTCTTCTTCGGCAAAATCCATAATCTCCGGGTGAGGCACATCGTCGTGAACGATTACGCCGTCAATAATTGGAAGCGACCTTCCGCAAACAACGCAGTGGTAGACGCATTCACTCATACGTCCCCCAATCCATGTTTGACCAGCAGATTAGCCACCGTCACGTTGATGTTCTCACCACGGTTGTTCCATAGGTCACGCAGGTCGGCTTTCAGTTGGTCTAGTTCGCCTTCCTTTGCGTAATAGCGGCCCTGCCATGCTTCTATCTGCAAACCTGATTGCATCAGCGAGTTTTCAAGAGCCTCGTACATTTCCAGCGTCACCGTGCCGAATTGACTCGGCTGGTTTTCTGGGTCTGTCAGCGGCTGAACCAGTTCTTCCTTTGCCTTGGCATAGACAAGATCAGCGACCGCCATCAGGCTTGTCAGTGCAGACTCACTCCACTCTGTCGGCCCGTAGACTTTTTCAAAAATTTCAAGTCGGTTCATTTGGAGAACGCTCCAGATGGAAGACCGAGTCGGATTTCTTTCACCTGCCCCTCGCCAGCGTAATGGCCCATGACGTGAATAGGATGGGACTCACCCTGAATATCGGTCGGTTTGGTGATCTCAACACGCACCCACTCGTTGCCACGTTTCTGCATGATGAAAGCGCCAGTTACTTTATGTTCGTTCATTTTGATTACCTCGCGTTTGCGAATTGGAATGGTTGTTCTGCTACAGCGTAGAAGATGTAGGTACCGCCACTGGTGTTGTACCAAGCACCAGTGTTCCGAATCTTGAAACCGTTTGCGACAAAATCTTGTGCTAGTTCTCCGGTGTTCTTTTCAACAGACGGACCGTTTGTGATCAGCCATTTGTTTTCCGGGTTGTAGCTGTCACGTACACTATCCAAGATGTACCAGTCATGCCCCCCAACGTCGGTGCGCTTAATCAGCACCCACCTCGGCCTGAACCCGCAATACACAAAAGGCCCATCAGCCGAACCGTTGCCGGTATAGCGGCCCATCTTGCTGAAGCCTTCTACTTCTGCGAAACAGTAGGCGACATAGGTTGAACTGGCGGCGTTATAGTTCCCGTTTGTTCCTAAATACACAACAGAACTACTGGGAACAGTGTCTTGCATAAATGTGGAGTATGGGCCAAACAACGAATTTGTTGTCTCCATATCCAATCTATACGATGGACTAAACGAATTATGCCAAGTCACCCAAGAGCCAGTTCCATTGCGCTGTTTAATTATCACCATCTTCGGAGCAACACCCAACCCGTGCCCAACGGTAGCGTTTGCACCAGTGCCCGTATAGGTAACAATCGAGAACCCAGCTTGCGGATTAGCTGATACTTGGGATTGAATTGATCCAGCGTTGTTGGTTACTGCTGCGCCACCGGCTTTCCAACCATAACCGACAGACGAACCAGTAGGAGCCGAATACGTTGTCTCCGCGCTGGTGGTGTTGGACTGCAGGATAGCGCTCAGGCCGGTTACATCGTTGAACCACTGCCAGTTATTTGCGTTGGCGCGATCTTTGACAACCATCAGCGCCTGATCAGAATACAGGGCCTCTACTGTTGATTTGATATTAGCGCCGGTAGCAAGCACCACATCAAAATGCTTCTTCGGATTCAGAATGCTCGGTGTCGGGAGGTTCTTCGTGCAGAGTGCTTTGAATCCAGCAGGAGGTGAATAGGCGAATGGGCGCTGGCCGAAGTTGTACGCAATGTTGCACGACCCAGACACATGGATCACAAACGCAATAAACTTTTTGAGCACCCCTGGAGTAAACGTAGCCGCCGGATTTGTTCCGCCCGCCGGATCGCCGGAGTTATACCAAATGTTGTTTTTGGCTACCCACATCTTCCCATC